CCTAAACCAGTTTCTGGTTGACCAACTTTAGCATTGGTAGAAGCAATTCTCATATCACATGAACATGCAAGTTCACAACCACCGCCTAATGCATATCCATTTACAGCAGCAATTACAAATTGTGGTAAGTGTTCAATTTCACCAAATGATGAGTGAGCTAACTTAGATAACTTCAAAGCTTCAGTTACATTATCATTTTGCATTTCTTTAATGTCAGCACCTGCAACAAATGACTTAGCACCAGACCCAGTGACGATAACAACTCGAATATCTTCTCTACCCTTTACTTCTCTTAAAGCATCACCGATATCCTTTAAAGTAGCTAAGTTTAAAGCGTTTAAAGCTTTAGGACGGTTAATAGTTAAAACAGCAATACCTTCTTCAGGTTCTTCTAACAATACGTTTTCATAATTATTAAAACTCATGATTTTTGTCCTTTCAAAAAACAAACTCATCTTTTGCTCTCATCGCCATTAATTCTTGTTCAAGTCTACACAAAATTCAAATTTGCTATTTTAACTATTAATTTTTACTTATTGTTACAATTGCTTGTGACTGTAAGAATTAACTCATGTATAAAAAATAGTTATTGGTTTTATAACGCTTTAAGAAATTCACTAATTTTTTCACATTCCATTCTAGAAACCGCTTTCACAGATAGGGATGAGCTAACTTATAACTTTTATTAATTCCTAGTATAACAACTTGTATTAGACTCCTTTCGCGCGTTTAAAAGCGTTTACTGTGCGTGGTTATAATCGCAGTAGAAATATGTTTAAAAAGGAGTGAAAGTGTATGTCTGGTCCATGGATATCTCGTTATATTGCAGAATTTTTTGGAACTGCAATTTTAGTAATATTAGGTAATGGTGCAGTTGCCAATTCGTTTTTAAAGGGAACTACAGCTAATGGAACAAATGGTCAATCAAACGGTGGTTGGAATTTTATCGCTTGGGGTTTTGGCTTTGGAGTAATGCTTCCAGCTATGTTGTTTGGTTCAATCTCTGGTAATCATATTAATCCAGCTATTACTATAGGTGAAGCTGCTTGTGGAATTTTTCCTTGGACTCATGTAGTTCCTTACATTATTGCGCAAATGTTAGGAGCAATAGGTGGTCAACTACTTGTAGTAGCGATTTACTGGATTTACTTTAAAAATACTCCTGATGATCCGGGAGCAATTCTAGCTTGCTTTTCTACAGGGGATGCTTTAGATAATAAGTTAAATGGTTTTGTAACAGAATTTATCGATACAGCAATTTTAGGTTTTATTGCGATGGGATTATATCGCGGAATGTTCTTTAAACAATCTATTGATATTGCTAACATTGGTATCGGTTTAGTGATTACGGCGTTAGTAATGGCCGGAGGAGGCCCAACCGGACCAGCTCTTAATCCCGCTCGTGATCTTGGTCCACGGATTGTTCATGCAATTTTACCTATTCCCAATAAAGGTGGTCCAAATTGGGACTATAGTTGGATTCCCGTAGTTGCTACTACTTTAGGGTGTATTTTAGGAATTTGGCTTTATAAAATTTCATTTGGATTATAACTATTTTTATATAATATAAAAAGAAGGCTTCTTCCCCTAGAAGCCTTCTTTTTTGATACTATAGGATTTTATTCCATGCACTCATATAGAGTACGACTTGAGTCAACGTTGTCATCGTGTGCCATGTTTGGAATTTCAATCCACGCACTCATACAGAGTGCGACGATCTTGTACTTTTTTATATATTTTAGTTGCAAAAATTTCAATCCACGCGCTCACACGGAGTGCGACCGCAATAAATTGTTACAATATCCATAACACATCAATATATTGTGGCTTAACAACTATTTTATTTTAAAATCCTATTTATTTCAAAATAATTTAGCAAAAAAGTAGTGCGAAGGTCTCATATTTTTATGTTCACTTATCCTTCGCACCAATAAATCTATAGTTATAAATTCAACTCATACATTAAGTAATCCGAATCTTAGGAATTAGTATCTGGAACGATTCTCCAATATCTAAAGACATTCTCTACATTCAAAGTTAGCATCCAAATATTAGAATTATGTGTGTCCATCCGAAAATTTCTAATTTCTTCAATTTTCTAATTCATCCGACGCCTTTTTCAAAAGATAATCTATTATTCTTGCATTGATGAATAATTTGTGTTAGTTCGACTAGACTTAAAGAATCTGTATTTAGAGTTATCCTCTCTTTAATTATTTCAATCACGCCCCAATATAGATTATATGTCACATGGCAATCCAAAATTCTTACTCTACCATCTTCATACTATGCTTTATTTTAATATCCAAGAAGAGATAGCCCTCCTTTATCTTCGCATTTCATTGATTTTTTCTCTTACAAAATCATCCCCACATACGTAGGGAATACATAATGACCACTTTTTTAAAAGTTGATGATGAGGGGATCATCCCCACTTACGTGAGGAATACTACCAGAAGGATTTAGGAAATTACTTCCATTTAGGATCATCCCCGCCTACGGGGGGAATACCGATTCCCAGTTTCCGGCGAATCGTGTCCATCGGGATCACCCCTACCTACGTGGGGAATACGTTTGTGACACGACGACGACTGACGATGCAAAGGGATCATCCCCACCTACGTGGGGAATACAAGCAGGAGGGGTTTTGATCGCTTTGATGCTGAGGATCATCCCCACCTACATGGGGAATACCGTACCTCTCAAGGGTTCTAGGCAACAAAAAAAGGATCATCCCCACCTACGTGGGGAATACCAAATTTAAATCATGTTCAATTTGATAAATTGAGGATCATCCCCACCTACGTGGGGAATACTTCTGCTTAAATTACCAAATAAATAAGCGTTAAGGATCACCCCCACCTACGTGGGGTTTAATATGTAAGATAATTGTTGATATATAGCAATTTTCATCAGCTAAGGTACCGAATACAAACCGAACGCAAAAAAATACCACCTGAGATTATTTTTCGGGTGGTATTTTTAATTCTTTATGTGCTTCTTTATAACGACTATAAACTGTAAAAAAAATGATTTTTATATATTCGAACAGATTATAAGCTTTTAATTTGGATTTTTAAGATAGTTTTGAACTTCTACTAACTGCAATCGATAATCAGCTAATTTTTTAGCTTCAGCTTTAATCTCTATGGGATCAGTAGATTCAACTATAATTTTAAAAGTTTCTTGAATCAAATCATTTAAAATCATTTCTCGCGTTTGGTAGGTAGCAATCCTGTCTTCCATAATTTTTTTGTCTAATAAATTCATTTTACTCTCCTTTTTTGACAGCTTCGTAAGGTAAATAGCACTAAAAGTACTATGTATAAATCTTATCACATAAAATAAAAAAGCCACTTTAGGAAATTAATCCTAGAGTGGCTTTTAAAACATATTCAATTTATTTTTCTCGATTATTATTAACAAAATCTAGTATTTGTTAATAATAATTATCTGATCTTACCTAGCATTTTACCGAATCGATCTCTTGCAACAATATAGCCATAGGTACCTTTGGCCCTTGGCTGTCTCAGCCACAAGCGTTTTGGTCCTTGCAGAGTTGCATCAAACTTAATCACATCTCCTTTCTTTAATAATGCAATTGAAGGGGAATCAATGTGAGGACTTTCATGTAAATGTAAATCTTCAGCTAATGTAAAAGTTCCTGATTCCTTTACCCACTTTGATTTATTAGCACCTTTAGGGTCACTTTCAGGATTAAATAGGTTAATTGCATTATCAGTCACTGTAATTGATCCATCTACTTTATACCCCAACAAGTTATCAGTATATTGCCATAAATCTACATAATCTGCAGATGGAAAATAATTAAAATCTGGATTTCTATCTGCTACCTTACCATTTGCAAGAGGATAAGCTGCTAACCAGAATAAATCCATATATGGCTTGATTTTCTTTAAGTTGAATCCATCAAGTAAATATTTGTAAGTATAGAATCCTGATTTATATCCCGCTTTGCGAATCTCATTAAGGAATGTAATTACTGAAGATGTGGGCATATCTTTAATTTCTGCATCAAGGATTAGCAAAGTATTCTTTTTTACATTAAATAGCTTTTCAGCATTCTTAATAAAATATCTTGCTTCTTTTACTGCATCCTCGTCATTGTGAAATCTACCAAAATGATAAAAGGCAAAACCTTTTACCCCACCTGAGGCAGATCTATTTACTAACGCCTTAGCACACTCATTAACATAATTAGTGTTTTCGCTAATCTTAACAATCGCATACTTTGCACCAATTTTTTTATAGTCCTGCATGGATAAATTTGCTTGATAATTAGCTAAATCAATTACAATTTCTCTAGCCATTATTCCACACCATCTTTCTTACGTTTATTAACAGCCATTTCAATAGCTCCACTCGCTACCTCTGGGTTATTTGCTACCACTTTTGCAACTTCACCTGTTTTATCTTTAACTGCTTCGGTTAAAGCATTAGTAGCCTCAATCTTTTTCTTTTTATTACTCCCTTTTAAAGTGTCAAATTGGGCAACGATCATACGCGCTAAATCAAACACATCATCAGTTGTTAAAGGCTTCTTAGTTTTATAAACTTTCTCAATCAAAGTTAAAAATCCAGCAATGATTACAATAAAAATAGCCACTGTTGTGGCTACATCTACAATATTTAAATTACCCATTCTTTTTTCCTTTCAAACTTGTAACTTGATCTTTCAAATCACGAATTTCATTTCTTAACTGATCTATAGTATCTTCATCCTCAAACCATTTTTTTCGGTAAAATTTTACATCATTTTTTTGATTTTTACTGTCCTTATCCTTTCGATCATCTTTGTATTTTAAGTACCATTGCCAAGCAGATATTAAAGCAGATACTATAGCACCTAGCACTCCACTAGTGAGGATGGTGGTCCATTCCTTATCTATAGCAATCTACTCCTTTCGCTCTATATCGCTTCTTTTCTGTGTGGGACTTCCACGAATCATTAAAAAGGTTAGTAGTAAATAGCCTAACTCTTCAAAAAACAAAGCTAACATTCTACCTGGATCATAAAAGATGATTGAGTGCATCAACTCCATGAAAGTTTCAAAGCCCCAAAATGTAGACGCAAAAACTAGTAAAACCAAATTTGCTTTAATAGGCATATATTTTCTCATGCCTGCAAAGACTAGTCCTACTCCTGTAAGAAAGCCCCAACCACCAATTAAATAAGAATTAATATAAGTATCTGCTCCAGGTGGCCACATGAAATAATGGTCATGAAATAGCAAGTCTCCACCTACTCCAATTAATACAAGTCCCATAATTACATGAATTGGGTTAAAAATTTTTATCCATTTCACATTTCTCACCTACTTTTCAACAGGAATACCAGTAAATTTATACCAGGTTCTCTTATTAGCGGTATTATTTTCAATAAACCTTCTATAAATTGTAGGTACAAAATTATTGGAAGCTACTATTACTTGTTCTTGAAAGGTATTAAAATTTGTTATTTGTAAATAGAAAGGAACAGATTTTACTTCTTCAGGTAATCTTAAAGGTTCACTAATGACCGTAGACGCAAAATCATATCTTCCTTCTTTAGCAGCTTTATAAATTAAATCGCGATTTAAACCATATTTTTCAGCATTAGAAGAATCTATCCTTATAAGCTTTAAATCCATTTTTTTATCAAGATCTGTTTTGTCTGCTTTTTTATCTAGTTCTTCACTAAGTGTGGACTTATTTACTTTTGTAGCTGAAACCGCATTAAGCATATCAACATTAGCTAAAAAAGTTGTATTACCATCATTTTTATAGTAGAGAGTTTCAAATTGTCCTACTGGTCCATTGGGGCTGACAGCACCCTTCTTGAATTCAAGATCACCGATATTTCCAAATTTAACAACAGAAGGATCAGTTTTACTTAAATATTTACCATCTAAGTTTACATTTCCTATACTATCTGGATTTAAACCACTTATTTTCTTAACAGCTTTATATTCCTTCAAAGCTTGCGTCAATTGTGCATGACTAACCAATAGATAATCATCTTTTGCCAATGAGTAGGTAATTGATTCTAAGATTTTTTTAGGATTTAAATATAAGGCATCTTTATCATATCCAAAATTAAATTCACCTTGAGGATCTCCTGCATTATTTAAATATCCACCATTTACCTCGATCCCCCATTTTAACTTTTTAGGTTTAGCATTTTGAATTTCTCTATTAGTTTCAATTTTTGTATAAGTATCAATTTTTCTAGCATAGTTATCGTCCGCTTCTTCTGCGTGCTTTTCCAGTTCTTTACGTTTCACTAATCCATCTGGACTGTATTTAACAGAAATTTTATCCGTACGATCAACATTTAAAAGCAAATCAGCAGTAAAAGTATAAGTGATGTCATTATCTTTTTTAGGTGGAATGATTTCTGGATCGATTGCTTTAGAAATAGCTAAAGGAATAAATAATCCATTAGATGGATCATTGGTTAGTATTACAATTCCATCAATGGTCATTCCATTTTCAAGACCGTTAGCATTATCTATACTTGCACTAAACTCAATCGGATTTTCTAGAGTTTGCTGAAAATCAAAATTAGAGTTGGTTACATTCATATAGGCTACTTTGCCTAATGAATCAAGATTCCCATCTTCTATATTAAGATTTTGAATTTGATTTATACTCATTGTTCTTAAGCTACTATTTTGTACTGCAAGTACTGGAGACACCATAATAGGTATACTGGTACTTAAACTCTTTTTATACATTTGCATCCCAATATTAGTAAAAATTAAATTGCTATATTGCGACATTTCTATCCCTCCTTAGATAATAAACTCCCTTTAATTTGTACTTTAGTGCTACACACTGGCGCTCCTCCTAAATAAAGCATTCCAGAAGATTTTAAATTAGGTAAATCAAGCCTGATTTTTTTACCCATGTTTGCAGGTAAGTAAACATTTAAAATGTATTGCAACTGTTTAATTTTAGCGTCATTAAGATTCGCTCGTTCACCATTTATGATCGCAACACGTTCAGAATGATTTACATTAAAACCTACAGGTAGATTCATGTTTTTCAGAAAGTTTTGCATAAATTTTTTAGTAATAGGTTGTGGCGGCAACATGTGGATTAGAATTGTTTGTTTTCGTTCTTCAAGAGAATCTCCTACATCAGGTACAATTCCTAATTGATTTTCAAAAATTTGAACTCCTTGCAAGTCAGCTGGCATTACATATTCATTGTAAAGAATACGCATTTGCTCTTTTCCAACGCCACCAAGAATAAAATCCTCTGCTTCTAGTAATTTTTCCATTTCATACACGCCTTTATAGTAATCAGGCATGAAATTAGATACTTCTCCTTTAACCGACATCTAATCCCACCTCTCCTAAAATAGGCAATTGAGATGTTTGGTTGTTAAATACTAGTTGGATATCTTCATCTTTTCCATTAAGCTTCGGCAATTGAGCATTATATACTCCTTCAGTTCGCATAATGTTAGCTAAAATTTTTGAACGATAAATTGTTTCCGAATATCCTCTTCCAAGTGTGCTATTAACTATTCCCCACTCTTTACGCAAATCTTTAAAATAATTTTCAAGCTGCTTTTTGATATTCGTTTTAATCAATTCTGCATTGGATTTATTATCGATTGTTAGAGTAGTGTTAATGTTAATCTTCAATTCTTCAGGAGCAACAACTGTTACTTGATGATCAATGGGTGCTAATCCAACTCCTTCAGTTTCGGCATCTTCTGGATCAATTTTTTCTTTTACGTTTTTTAGTAAAGTCTGGCTAGCTGGCATTAGATCATTATTTAAAATTACTAATTTGACTGTACCTGGTCCTTTCCAGATAGGATAAATTTGACCTGCACCCACCTCATCAATTTTGCTAAGCATATCGAGATAATCAGCAATATTACCGCCATAGGCTATCCAAGTGTTTTTACTAAGAAGCCTATTACGTAAATGGTCATCAGTTTCAACATCCCTAGCAGGAGCGGTAACTTCAATAATTTCTGCCCAACTTAATTGATCATTAGGTGTTACTGGCAAAATTTGACCAATATAGGCATTAGATTGACTTCCTGCCTCTTCCGCTTTTAGTTGCCCAGTAAGATCATCATCAATCTTTGTGACAGTATAAAAAATAGGCGTTTCACCGATACTTGCAAATCGATCGCCTATTCTTACGTTATTTATTGGATTTCCATCACTATCAAGAAATTTTGCTTTAACTTCAGTATATGTTGCAGGATAGCGATTCGTACCACGCTCTATTGCACGATAATCTAAAAATTCCCCTGTCGCAGTTTGGACATAAGTTTCTCTAACCATCATTGCCATAGTTAAACTTTGTTGTGCAATAACCATGGCTGCTGGTGCTACTGCATCAAAAATAATTGATCCTTCCCGTTTGTCAATATTTTCAGGAATTTTGCTCATGATTTCTTCAAGCCAATATTCATAATCCCGACTTTCAAACTCTTCGGCCAAATCTTTAGGACTCATTATTTAAATTCACCTCTTCATCTATTGCTATATCTCCATATACTGTAGAACATCTCCCTTTAACAGCTAATTTGTTATTTTCTAGAGGTTCAATAGTATCAACTTCAACATCTTCAACTCGATCATCTGCTTCCAAAGCTTCAGTAATCATTCTTTCAACTTCTACTACAGCATAATCACGATCTTCACCAATTAAATCGTATAGATCATTACCATACTGATCCGAATAGATAGGATATACAAACCGTTCTGTTTTTAAAATTTTATCAATTGCCTGTTCCATTGCGGGTAATCCATCAAACTTATTTCTAATTCGCCCATGGTAGATTTGAAAAGTTAAGGTAGAATTTTCATCTTCTTCATTATCATTATTTTCTTCTTGAGCATCTGCTTCATCCTGCTCAATAATTAATTCTTCTCCTTCAAAACCTGTTTCCTCAAAATCATCTTGATCTTCTTCAATAATGATATCTTCATCATCCATTTACCTTACCTCCTCTCAAAAACCATATCCGTCTTTATCAACACGCTCAAACAAATAATATTGTTGTCCTCCATCCATACGAATTAGAGTAACTTTATCATCTTTTTCAAGTGAGTTATCGAATTCAATTTCAAATTTATCTTTTGGAAAATTAAGCTCTATACTTTTTATGTCTGCAGTATCATGATGACCATGAAAAGTCATATCTGCACTTCCTTTAAATTTAGCTTTACCTTGTAACTTAAATTTTCCGATGTGCTTTCCCATTACAATAAAATCATCTGTAATAATTAATTGGTTTGATAATTGAACTTTTAATGGGGATGCTTGAATCACTACCCCATATACAATGTCGGCGTAATCACTAGGATTACCACCTTTACTATTCATTAATTCGAAGAGTCGTTCCCCAACCATTGTTCTCCTACTTTCATTTCTAAATTAACGGTATAATCCGTATCAAAATTATGGGTAGCCTTTAAGATAGGACAATTATTGAATTTCTTTTTCATATCTTTCAGATAAACTGTTACAGCATTCCCAGCTCTTAAATCCACATTCCCTTTAGTAGTAATACTCAACTCTTTATTAGCTAGATTTTTTTGCTTAAGAAGATCCTTAGCTTGTGCCACCATTTGGACATGATTAGCTTTTTCCTTCTTATTTTGAGTAATTTGTAATTTTCCCCACTGTTGTGGTGATCTACCTATAGCATCCGCAAAACTAAAAGAAGTATTTTCGGGGGTTTCCTTTTCTGTCGCCTTTTTAGCTTTTCTTTTCCCTTTTCCTCTAGCAGTAGCCGATTTACTTTGTGACTTTTTAGAATCCTTTTGCACAATTCTGACTACATTTGCAGTATTTTCAATATCAACAGAATAATTAAAGTCGCTTATTACTGTACGACTATCAACAATAATTTTGAGTTTTTTATAAGGAGCTCTCCTTAATTCAACCTTGTCATAATTTGTTGCTATGAAATACATATGATTAGTTGATAAGTAAGTTTTATTAATTGCAGACTTAAGCATATCAAAATAAGATTTCCCATCACATATTTCAGCAGCTACCTTATGACTAGGTGCATTCTTTACAATATGAGAAATACCAGCGCGAGAACAAACTTCATTAAAGCGATCAGCAACAGTATTTGTTTTAAAGACAATTGAATCTTGATTCTTTAAATATCTCATCTTGTCGTAGCAGGTAACACTAATTACTTTGTCTTTTTTTACAGAGTACTTCCAAACATATCCATAAAAAATTTTATGTTTATCCCATCTAAAAGTAATAATGTCTCCAGTATAAGGAATAACTAAAGTTCTATTGTCTCCTTCATATAAATCAAAAGTTAATTCCCCAGCCGAGAAGTTAAGATCAGTTACCCATTTGATATTAGTAACATTATTTTTTAGATCATATCCTGTTCCTTTAGGATTTTTACGGCTTTTTCTGTAAAGATTGCTACGTCTATATAAATGTAAAGTAGTTACCGTCATACCCTTTTAACCTCACTCCTCTTAACCCAACCACGAGCAATACCACCTATCCCTACACATACTGGATATTTACGACCAGGCACAATATATATTACTTGACGAGTTGCATTCTTTTCATACATTCCAGGTCCTCGACCGTAACTATCTAAATGTAGCCGTCCATTAACTTTAACAGTAGACCCAATCCCAATTTTTTTAGGAGGTGCTGCTCTTTTCTTTTTACTTTTTCTAGCTCCTTTTTTCTTTTTTAACTTTTTATAAGCAAAAGAACGGTATTGTTTCAATGATAAAGTATATAAATACTCATCACGATTACCGTTCTTTAATGCATATTTGAAGCTTTTGATAGACATCAGCAAACTAATTTTAGTTCCAGCAATTACCACCCGAACCTTGTGTTTCTTACTTTGAATCTTTTTAATTTTCTTGATATAAGTATTAGGTTTCCATAATTTTTTTGAGCTGGTATACGGGGTTTTTCTTATAGGAAATGAACTCTCAATATTTAACTCCGTAAGCTTTAGATTGCCCAATACATTAACTTCTCCCAAATTGAGGATATTTTCAGATTTGTCATTGGTTTCATATTTTAATTCTATTTCAGCAGGATTAACGGGTAATTCTATTTTGGATTTAGTAGTATTATCCGTAATATATACGGCAAAACCATGTAAAGGCATATTCTTCCTCCATTAATACAATGATTTGTTTTTTGCTTCAATGATTTTTTGTTCCAATCTCTTTAAAAGTTCATCAGCATCATAGTCTGCGTTTCCAGTACTATTAATTACAATAGCTCCATCTGTAAAGTTAATTTGAATACTATTATCAGTACTGTTAGAAGTTAAGCCACCACTTGTTAATGGTGTACTACTGGTAACAACCGACGATCCAACACTTGAAGTCACACCTTTACCACCAGGAACATTATCACTATTAAATACAGGTGAATTAATTGAGGGTGTGATATCGCTAGCATTATCAATAATGTCGCTACTTGCTTTGGTTACTAAACTGGTAGTATTAGTAATTCCGTTAGCTAAACCTTGTCCAATAAAGTCCCCAATAGTCATCCATACCCTAGATGGAGAATGAACTTTAGCTGCTGCTCTTGATGCTCGTTCTGCTTGTGCAATTAAAGCATTAGCCGCTGCTGCTACTGCTCCAATTTGAGAACGCATACCAGCTGCTAAACCTTGTCCAATCATAGCCCCAACACTAAACATAGCTCCTGCGCCTGCTCGTCCTGCTGCTACTGCTTGAGCTACAGATCCTCGCACAGCTGCTACCAACTGAGCACCACCTGCTCTTGCAGCAGCTGCTGCCGCGGCCATTCCTGATGCAACAGCACTAATTACACCTGACATATTTGGTGTTCCTACATGTTGTGCAGGAATAGAAGGTAAACTTGTAGGCACTTGTGGCATAGGAATTATTGGCGTACCAACTTTAGGAGCTGGAATCATAGGCAACCCCATTGGCATAATTGGAGTTGGTACAGTCGGTGTACCTACTCTTGGTGCTGGAATCGTCGGGATACTTCCAAGATATTTAGGAGTTGGTACAACTGGGGTTCCTACTTTTGGAGCTGGAATGCTACTTAAACTAGTTGGCATTCTAGGCGTTGGTACAACTGGAACTCCCACTTTAGGAGCGGGAATAGTTGATAAGGTTCCAGACATTTTAGGAGTTGGGATAGTTGGAGTGCCTACCTTAGGGGCTGGGATTGTTGCTAACCCACTAGGCATTTTAGGGGTTGGAACATGAGGTACTCCTACTTTAGGTGCTGGAATGGTACTTAAAGTATTAGGCATTTTGGGAGTTGGGACATGAGGTGTGCCAACCCTTGGGGCGGGAATAGTTTTCAGAGTACCTGGCATTTGTGGTGTTGGTACTTTTGGTGTTTCAACTTTAGGCGCTAGGATTTTAATACTCTTTAATTGATTTAAAGAACTAACTGCTGTTCTTGCACTGGAAGCTAATTGCTCCATTCCATTTCCTGCGCTAGACAACCCAGATCCTAAACTTGCCAATTTACCTGCACCAACTGCTACAGCTGTTAGTGATTTCGCAATACCCCAAGCACCTATACTAGAAATCGTTTTTAGGCCATCAGCCATCAGCATCATACCTTCTCCAGCATTTCTAGCAGAATTACCGATGGAACTAATAACATTAGCAATACTATTTAAGATTTTGCTAATACCACCACTTATACTATCAACTAATTGAGATAAGGCTTGAGCAATAGCTGTTACACCAGGTGCAGCCGTTGAAGCACCAATACCAACTAACATCAAGCCTGCGCCAACCAGCATTAAACCTGTACCTGCCACCAGTGCTACTGCTGCAACTAGAGTTAAACCTACACCTAATAATAGGATTCCTACTGATGCTACTAAAGAGGTAGCACCAACAAGAACGAGTCCTACTCCTAATAGCAGAATTCCTACAGAAGCTACTAAGGCCATTGCTGCAACTAAAGTAAGACCTACACCGAATAACAGCATACCGACTGCTGCTACCGTTGAAGCAACTCCTACAATTAATAGGCCTGCTCCAAGTAAAATGGCGCCAACTGCTGCAACTGTCATTCCTACAGCAAGTACTAGTAATGATGCACCCAAAAGAATTACTCCAACTGCTCCAACAATTGCTCCTATTCCAAATACAGCGATAGCGCCAGCTAAAGCAAGAATACCAACTGCTGCACTGGTTCCATATTGTGATAGCAAAGGCAATTGAGTGGCTAATAAGGCAATTCCTGCACTAGCAATAAATATTGCAGCACCTATCACTAATAAGGCACCTGCAAATACTAAAAATCCAGCAGCACTCGCAATAAAGGCAGGTCCTAGTAGTTTAACTACTCCTGCTAATAAAGCAATAGCAGCAAACATACCAAAGAAGACAGCAATAGCGCCTCCTCCTGCACTCGCTAATTGAGTTGCACTATCAGTCATTAGTTTAAAGCCTGCCCCGACCAAAGTAACAGCTCCTCCTACCATCAATAGTGCTCCTGCTAATTTTAGGTAAGCTGCTGCATTTTGAAGAATACCTCCAGGTTTAGGCGTTTCTGGAGTCTTAGGGGTACTAGGTGTTTTAGGAGTTTCAGGCATTTTAGGAGTTTCCATTTTTTTGTTTTTAAACGCATCAAGAATAGATTTTATTCCATTTTTGAAACCTCCGTTTTTAAAGGCACCGAAAATTTCTTTAATTCCTGTACCAAACTTTTTGGCTCCATTTTTAAAAATAATGAAGGCACCTATTAAGTCGACAAGTCCTCCAACTGCTCCTTTAAGAGCACCTCCTACCATCTTTATACCTTTAAGAATCATAAAGGCCATAGCTAATTTTTCAATAGCACTAGCTATTTGTTTAAGGGTTCCTGGATCTAAATTAGAAATTTGCTGCAAAGCCTTAACAGCCGCCATAATCATTAAGCCTTTAGTTCCTGCCTTTAAAATCATAAAGGCTGTTCCCAATTGCTTTATACTATCTGGGTCTAACTTACCAGTTATTTTTGCAATTGCACTTAAAGCTCCAGCAACAGAAGATAAAGCTCCTCCAGATAATTTACCTAGATAAGTAAAAATACTATCTCCTCCAGAACTATTATTTAAATTATTAGTTATATTTTTAGCAGCTCCAGCAACATCTAATAATGCACCTTTTACGTCTTCCATTGCACCAGTATCATTAAAAGCATTAAAGAAATCAGTTACACCTAATTTCAAATCATCAAATATAGGCTTTATAACTGCTAAGCTTGTTCTAATACCATTAATTATGCTGTCGACATCAATTTTTTCTAACCCTCCAGCTAAACTATCACCCAAAGCATCGAAATTAATGTCACTCAACGAATCCGTGATTTTTTCTACAGCTTTAATACCAACCTTACCCACCTTATCAAAGGTAGGCTGTAAATTATTAGCTAGAGTTTCTTTTAAGCCGTCTACTGCTTGACCAATTGTTTTATATTGGGTAGCCATCTTTGAAAAGTTAGCATTAGTACCTGTCTTAGCCACTGCATCTAAAAAGTCTTGAGTTTTAACTTTTCCGTCCTGAATATCTTTAATCAGTTGTGTGGTGTTGGTGTGCATGGTTTTAGCCACTGCTGCAATACCTGCAGGAGATTGCTCAAGCATTAGTTTAAAGTCTTGCCATTGAACTTTTGGTTTAGCTGCCATTTGAGTGGCTTGTTCAGATAAAGTTTTCATAGCTTGAGCTGGATTATCTGAAGCGGCTGCTAAGCCCCCAAAACCTTTAACAAGTTTTGCTGTATTTTTAGTTCCAACTGCTGCTAATTGGGCATAAGTACTAGACATATCTGACGCACTGTAGATTGTTTGTTGGGCAAATTTTTGCATATCCTTCTTAGCACTAAGAATCTCAGCTGGAGATTTACCTAGTTCGTGCATATTGCCTTCAAAAGTTTGCCACGATTTAGAAGCTTCATTTAATTCGCCCACCATTGATTGAATACCAGCAGTGGCCATGCTCATTCCTTTTGATACAGCTCCACCTACTAAATTCGCTCCAAGCATAGATTTAAATAAACCATCACTCTGCCTAGTTGCATTGCTAAAGGCACTCCAACCACTTAGCGTACTTTTTAATTTATTAAATCCAGATTGTCCTTTTGATAATCCTGCACTCAAACGATTTAATGCACCACTAAAAGCGTCATTAATTTTAATTGTTGCGCTTACTGTTGACATTTATTTCCTCCTTTCTTAATTTATGTATAAAAAAAGACACGGTAGAATTTTTACCGTGTCTTAACCGTAACCGCCTTCGCTCTTAGAGCCCCAAAGAATTCGGGGGTTTTAGCAGAGAAAATTACGGTAACTTTTGAACAAACTCTTTAAGGCTATTAATACCTCTCTATAAATAATATAAATATTATTTATCTTTACCAATATTAAAGTGTAGTAGTATAACTAAGTAATATAAGCCTAGATACATCAATACTTTCCAGGGTTATGGTAACTATAACCTACTATCACTATCTGTAACCTATGAACTACACCGGCACTAAAGTACCGGGTTTCTGGGAACACTAAGTAGTGTTTAGGATCTTACAGA